TTGAAGAGTACGCACTCGAGAAGGCAGTCAACGAAAACAAACTGCCGACTGGGTTTAAGTTATCAACCACGGTAACGCACCGTAAGATTACCGATCAGATGTTAGCGGTTGAGGTACTAAAAGAAAAGGGCGTGCCAGAAGAACAGCTCTGGGAGTCACCAAAGCTCAAGTCAATTGCGACGCTAGAGAAGTTAAGACCAAAGGGCCAAGTTGTGGCGTGGTTAGGTGAGCTAGTCCAGCGACCAGAGGGGTCACCCAAATTGGTCCGCGTCCAAGAGACCGCGTCGGAGGACTTTAAATGATCAAGAAGCTGATTAGTTTTATATTGTCACGTAATTGCCCCTGCTACAAAATGGGTTACCACAAGGACTGTGATTTTAGTAAACACAAAATTGGTGTTAAAAAATGAGTACCTGGCTAATAGCAGCGATGGGCCTCGTGTATTTTATCGTGGCAATTGATCAATTTATGAAGGGCGGCGTAGGTACTGGCATCATGTTTATTGGTTACGCAATTGGAAACGTGGGGCTCATACTCGTTGCAAAATGAAATGAAGGTAAAATTTTACGGTGCGGAGTTTGATATCCCGGACCTAATGATTGACAAGTTTATAAAAGATTTTGATGGACTACCCGGGCGTGGTTTTCGCCAAGAAGTTAATATGCTCCGCGACTCAATCGGCAACATATTTGACGTGGTGGCAGAAGATCCCGAGATACTACACGAGCCAGAGTATTTATCTGACTTTATTCAAGCAATGGCAATGAAGAAAGCGATGGAGAGACATGGAATATTCTACGACGCATGAAGAGAAGTTATCACAAGAAGAGCTGTCAAAAATGCAAATGTCCCAAGAACAAACCCTTGCGGACTACTACAGAAGACGCTTGGAATATTGGGATTATCGTATTGTGAAAAATATAAATGAATAAGTTTGCATTAGTATATTTAGCAAAGGGTAGACGAACTGGCCCCTATTGAAGTCCAGTTCTACAGTTATAAAGGAATCAACATGGCACAAGCCACTACTAAAGTAAAAGTTGTAACAGGTAAAGTTCGTTTCTCGTATGCGAACGTATTCCAACCCGCCTCCTCAATCGAGGGTGGCACACCGAAGTACTCCGTATCAATCATCATCCCCAAGTCTGACAAGGACACCATTGCACGTCTTCAGAAAGCATTTGAAGACACCAAGGCAGCAGCCGCGGCATACTTTGGTGGCGCGGTACCCAAGAACTTAAAGGGTGGCCTGCGTGATGGTGATGCAGAGAAGGACGACCCAGCGTACGCTAATAGCTACTTTATCAATGCAAACTCGGCACAAAAGCCTGGCGTTGTTGACGCCGACTTAAACCCGATCATTGACACAAGTGAGTTCTACAGCGGGTGCTATGGTCGCGCATCAATCACGTTCTACCCATACAATGCTCAGGGTTCTAAGGGCATCGCATGTGGTTTGAACAATGTTCAAAAGTTAGAAGACGGCGAGAAGTTAGGCGGTAGTACTACCGCAGCAGCAGACTTTGCCGTATAAGGAAATTATGCCACAACAAGTAAAAGGTACAAGGACTGAACAGTCTTTAAAAGAAGCATTTGCCGGCGAATCTAAAGCTAACCGTCGTTACCTCTACTTTGCAAACCTTGCAGACGTAGCAGGCGCCAACGATGTAGCCTCGGTATTTCGCTCAACGGCGGAAGGTGAGACGGGCCACGCCCACGGTCACATGGAGTATTTGATTGCCGGCGGTAGTGGCGATCCTGAGACTGGCTTACCCGCCAAGACCGTTGAAGAGGCATTGAAGTCGGCTATTGCTGGTGAGACCCACGAGTATAGCGATATGTATCCCGGCATGGCCAAAGTCGCACGCGACGAAGGCTTTGAAGAGATCGCCGACTGGTTTGAGACATTGGCAAAGGCAGAACGCAGTCACGCCAATAAGTTCACTAAGACGCTTAACGCATACTTAGAAAACGCTTAAGTAGTATAGTAGTGCAAGGGAGTGTCCGTAGAAACTGCGGCCTCCCTTTTTCATCAACCCATATAACATAGAGAACAATAAATGGATCAGTACCAAGAATACATTGCCGCCAGTAGATACGCCCGCTTTCAAGATGACAAGCAACGCCGAGAGACCTGGGCCGAGACAGTAGATCGCTACGTAGATTATATTTTTACTAGAACACCGGCGATAAAAGATAAGACAGAATTACGAAATGAAATTTTTGATGCTATCCATAACCTAGATTTGATGCCGTCCATGCGCGCCATGATGACGGCAGGAAAGAGTGCCGATCGTGATAACACCTGTGTCTATAATTGCTCGTATCTCCCAGTGGATGACCCCAAATCGTTTGATGAGGCAATGTTCATATTGCTCTGCGGTACAGGAGTCGGGTTTTCGGTGGAGGCTAAATACATATCCAATCTGCCAGAAGTGCCTGAAAAACTATTTGACTCCGAGCACACCATCGTCGTCCACGACTCCAAAGAAGGATGGGCAAAATCACTCCGCCTGCTTATTGCAAATCTCTACGCAGGCGAGATCCCTAAGTGGGACGTCTCTTCCATCCGACCTGCCGGAGCAAGACTCAAAACATTTGGCGGAAGAGCTTCAGGGCCGGAACCATTAGTCGACCTGTTTAAGTTTACTGTAGCTACATTTAAACACGCGGCCGGACGTCGTCTGCATTCGTTAGAGTGCCACGATCTGATGTGTAAAATTGGTGAGGTAGTTGTCGTGGGTGGCGTGCGCCGCTCGGCAATGATCTCGTTGTCTGACCTTGACGATGAAAGGATCCGTCATGCTAAAGCTGGACCCTGGTGGGAGACTGCACCTCACCGTGCGCTCGCCAATAATAGCGCGGTGTATAATGAGACTCCTACCGTTGGAAAGTTTATGGAAGAGTGGCTATCTCTATACAATTCACACAGCGGAGAGCGTGGCATATTTAACCGTGAGGCTGCCAAGAATACCGTTGCTAAGTACGGACACCGTGATCCTAACTTTGAGTTCGGAACTAACCCCTGCTCAGAAATTATTCTTCGGCCCTACCAATTTTGTAACCTTACGGAGGCAGTGGTAAGACATGACGACACTGAGGAAACGCTTCTTAGAAAGGTACGAATCGCTTCGATTCTTGGCACAATCCAGGCCACTTTTACAAAGTTTCCGTATCTGCGCAAAGTGTGGCAACGTAACACCGAGGAAGAGAGATTGTTGGGAGTGTCGCTTACAGGCATTTACGACAACCCTCTACTAACAACACAGGGAGATAAATTAAATGAGTTACTATCACGACTTCGAGAGGAGGCTCGAAGAGCCAATGAGGAATACGCAGCTCTGCTCGGAATACCTAAGAGTGCTGCGATCACTTGCGTTAAACCATCCGGAACCGTCAGCCAACTTGTTGATAGCGCATCTGGAATACACCCAAGACATAGTAAGTTCTATATCCGCAGAGTTAGAGGCGATAAAAAAGACCCTCTTACACAGTTCTTAATTCAACAAGGGACCCCCAATGAGCCATGTGTTTACAAACCTGATCAAACGATTGTGTTCAGTTTTCCGCAAAAAGCCCCAGCAGGAATCACAAGATCCGACGTCACACCAATGGATCATCTCGCCCTCTGGCTTACATTCCAACGACACTGGTGTGAGCATAAACCCAGCGTCACGATCTCCGTCGAAGAAAAAGACTGGCCAACAGTCGGCGCGTGGACCTGGGAAAACTTCAGCGAAATCTCAGGGGTCTCGTACCTCCCGTACGACGGCGGCACCTACCGCCAAGCCCCGTACGAAGAGTGCACCGAAGAAGAGTACAACGAGCTCAAAGCCAAGGTCCCAACGATCAACTGGAACGAGTTCAAAGAAGTCACAGACAACGTCGAGGGCGCGCAGCAGTTAGCCTGTTCAGCGGGATCTTGCGAAATCTAAACAATTTCACATGGTGGTGATTTGGGGCCCTACGGGGCCCTCTTTTTTGCATTAGTATATTTACCGATACGTCGGACAGCCCAAGGAGCACTATGATTTATTCGATTGACTTTGAGACACGCAGTAAGGCAGATTTACCAGAGGTAGGCCTTGACAACTATGCCAACGATGAGAGCACTGAGGTGCTGTGTATTGCGTTTGGCACCGAACCCGACGATGTGACAGTTGGAACACCCCATATAGATTATAAAATCTGCACCAACATTAACTTGCCAGTTTTATTACTGCACGTTGAGAATGGTGGCAAAATAGCAGCCTGGAACGCCATGTTCGAGTATGCGATCTGGAACTGCGTCTGCGTGCCAAAGTACGGCTGGCCGGTACTAAAGCTCGAGCAGTGTATTGACACCATGGCCGTAGCAGCAGCCAATAACATCCCCCAGAGCCTTGATGACGCCGGTGCCTTTATGGACGCCCAGTACCAGAAAGACCCTATTGGCAAGAGGCTTATTCAAAAGCTCTGTAAACCCAATAGCAAGGGCGGCTTTAATGACGACCCCGAGCTGATGGCCCAATTGTTTAAATACTGTGCCCAAGACGTACGCACGGAGATGGCCCTAGGAGCCGTTTTAAGGCCCCTAGAAGACGTCGAACAGGCAGTCTGGACCCTCACCCAGCGGATCAATACAAGAGGCGTTCCTGTGGACCCTAGGGAGCTCCAAAATGCCGTCCTGGCAGTGGAGAAGGCGCAGGCAGCCATAGACCGGGAATGTCTCGAGTTGACCGGCTGTAAGCCAAGCGAGCGTCAAAAGCTCTTAGATTGGCTCAACGCCCAGGGCGCCGGGTTGGAGGATCTGACCGCCGAGACCGTCTCAAAAATGCTGCAGTGCAGCATTCACACGCGCGTAAAAAAAGCGCTGGAGCTAAGACAGGATGGTAGCCAAACTAGCGTGGCTAAGTACGCTAAAATGTTGGAGGTACAAAGAGATGGCAGGATCAGAAATACGCTTGTCTACCATGGGGCTAGCACTGGGCGTTGGGCTTCTCGTGGTGGACTTAACCTACAGAATATCGCTCGGCCTAATCTATCCGATGAAGAAATTGAGAGATGTATACCTCGAGTTTTTGATCAGGCGACTGGTAGCATGGGAGAGCTATCCTCTCTTGTTCGAAGTGGAATCAAGGCGCCGGATGGAAAAACCTTTGTGGACGTTGATTTCTCGTCTATTGAGAACCGAGTAGGTGTCTGGCTAGCCGGACAAAAAGATAAAGTCGAGATGTTTAGAAAGGGATTAGATGAGTACAAAATGTTTGCTTCGCAGTCGCTTTACCGAGTGCCTTACGAACAGGTCACAAAAGATCAAAGACAAATTGCTAAGTCCGCTGTACTTGGAGCAATGTTTGGACAGGGCGCAAAAGGCCTTGTCCGCTATGCGGAAGGAATGGGGGTTAAGCTCACCGAGGCGCAGGCAAAGAACGCGGTAGATAACTACCGTGGCTCGTATGTGATGGTCAAGGAGCTATGGGGGGCGTGCGAGAGCGCGGCGATCCAGGCCGTGGAGAACCCAGGGTCGCCGTTCTCGGCGGGTGCTAAGATTATATTGAAGTGCGCGAAGAATGCGCTATGGATGCGCCTACCGAGTGGCAGGCTGATCTGTTGGCAGAGGCCACAGCTCGAGTTGCTCACCACACCCTGGGGGAGTGAAAAGCTCGGCGTTACGGTCCACAGCCAGAACACCTACAGTCGGCAGTGGACTAGGAACGCCATCATCGGCAGTAGTATTTTCCAGTCCGCGGTACAGGGTACCGCTCGGGACTTTCTTGCCGTGGCTATGCTTAACCTTGATAAAGCCGGTTACGAAGTGATTAACAGCGTGCATGATGAAGTCTTACTCCTCGTTGAAGAACAAAACGGGGAGTCCGCAATGGCCGACGTAATCCGTATTATGACTACGCCACCGTCGTGGGCTCCCGATTTTCCTCTCGCAGCGGAGGGCTGGCACGGCAAGCGTTACCGTAAGTAATTACTTAGGTATGGAATAGTAGCGGTCTCCAATTTTTACAACCTTGGAGCCGCGCTCTTTTTCAGCCGCCTCGGCCTTATCAAATGTCTCATGTGCCTTGCCCTTAAGCATTACGTAGGCATCCCTTGGCAAATCTCTTAGCATGCGCTCATCGTCTGATGTTGGCGCGACAGATCCCCAGTGACCCAAATCTTCTCCGGTACCAGTCGGGCCCATGCCGTACGCCATGGCTGTCTGGTAATCATAACCGGCGCCCTCTGGGTTAAACACACTACCACCACCGGCTTTTCCTTCAACAGCCTTCTTGACAGGTGTTGGGTAAAACAATAAACCAACGTCGTCATTGGCGTAGCCCTTGTAGCCTGCCTGCTTAATTAGACGCTCTAGCTCGTTGAGTTGTTGCTTCTCATCAACCTGTTGAATGCCTTGGCTCATTAGATATGGGTCAAGGCTTTTTTGTTTGGCGATTGCAGACAGCCCCAGTGGGTCTTCATGCAGTGGATAAATATCTTCTGCCATTCCCTGATACTTGTGTGGGCCCAGTCCTTGCTCTGGTTTAACGCCAGGCTTGTCTACATAAAAATAAGAACGCGGCTTAATATCCAGCGCCTCTTTTAAGCGATCAGCCTCCGCGCCCTTGATACCTTTACCGTACATGCGTGGGTCTAGTTGGCTGATTGATGGTGCGTTGGAAAAGTGTACGAACGGCAGTGACTTAGCGTGCTCTAACATTTTACCAATTTTACCACCACCAGCAAATCCTGGGTAGTTAATATCAATCTGCTCTGGTGGCAGGATCAATGGTTTCTGTGGTGCGTACTTAAACTGTTGGCCTAACTTAACAAGCTGATCATTAATTGCGCTGGGGTCGCCGCCAGACTTTATTAATTGCTCACGCTGGGCTTTTAGCTGATTCATTGCGTTAATTAATTCTTCGTTCATGCCAGAGTAGCTAACTAAAGAGTTTTGGCCTCGCGTCTCAGTCGCAGCAGCTAAACGTGCTAGTGGTGAGTACATCTGTGAGTGTGCGCCGTAGGCTAGTTCTTCACCCTTAGGGCCAAACGATGCACCAGTAGTGCCATGACCAAAGTAATCGTGCACGGCCCTGAACTGTTCGTTTGCCTCTTTGTTAAGCGCTGGGTGTGGCTCACCACCCTGAAATACTGTTAGGCGTTTATTTTGTAGTGCATCCTCGAGCATCTCTTTGGAGCTCTTGTATGCCCTCTCACCAGTGGGGTCAAACGATAACTTAACACCAGATCCCTGGAGTGCCTGGAACTGATCGGCTGTCTCTTTAGCCATCTGCTGGTAAGCCGCCTGGGTTAGCTCGTCGTAGTTAGTCGCACCAGATTTTTTAACAAGATCTGGATTCATCTGCAGATACTGTTTGAAGATCTGTTGCTTTACCTTTGGATCAACATTTTCCGATGACAGCATTTCAAACGCCTTTGCTACGGGAGTTTGTTTTTGCGCCGATGATACGGGCATGTTCTGTATTGCCTCTAAGCTAAACTTAGGTGCAATCTTTTTTGCCAGCTCAACCGCGGCGTTTACTTTACCACCACCAGCATATTTCTTACCAGGGAAATCCGTAAGCTCTAGGCGTGGGTCGTTCCAGTCTGTTATCTCTAAGTCTTTACGTGGTGCGATAATGAGCGGGCCACTCTGTAGTTTTTCTTCTGCCCTAAATACCGGTAGCCCAGTGCTCTTGTCGTAGAACTGAGAGTGCCGGCGTGGGTCCATACCGATCTGGGTATAGTTAGGATCGTTTAACATCTCGGCCATCATACGACGAACTTCGTCATCGGATGTACCAACGTTAGTGCCCTTTATAAGCGCAAAGGGGGACTTTGCAGAACCGATCTCTGCGCCTAAGGGGGTGAGAGCCTGCTCCTTCGTTCCGAGGCCTACACGGACCGCCTGGTTGGGCCTAGAGGTAAACTCAACATCTTTGAGGTGCCCGGTTCTACCATAACTAATTGCTTTACCAGATGGATCGTGTGTTGTATCCACATACACGCCCTTTTGGGTATATGCTGGAATATCTAAACGATTACCGACACGCATGCCCGCAGGAATAGGGGCCAGTGCCTTAGCCTGTTTGCTTGACATTAGAGCATTAATAATTTGCTCGTCAGTATATGCTGGTGGCAGTTCAGACCATTTACGAATAGGTAACTGCTGATTAAGAATGCGTATACGTTCTTCTTGGCTGATGTTACCCTTGAGATATTCTTCTAGCGCCTGAGCTACTTTGGGATCTTGACCGTGTGGATGCCGTTTAAGTGCAGACAAACCAGCTTTAATTGCGCCACCTTTGGCCTTCATAAACTCCGGCGACTCGGCCTCTTCGGGATTGTACTTGGCAAACTTGCCACGGATCTTTGACGGGTCCAATACACCAACGTTTTGGTATCCAGACTCGTTAACGTTAAATGTCTTAATGCCACTTTCGCGTAGGTGTTGCAAAAACGCTGGAGACTCCATCGTCGTCCAGTTAGAGTGTGGGTCTTCAATTCTGGATTTAAACTGACGCGCCATCTTGGGATCTTCAGCATATTTTTTGGCAACGTACGCCTCAACTAATGCGCGCCCTTCTGGTGACATTGGATCAAAATGATTTGACATGTCTACGCTAACTGGGTACATGGTAGAGCCCTTGTTATAGCTACCCAATGGCACAGCGTCGCCAGTCTTTAAACTAATGTATGGTCCCTTACCTGCGGTAAAACTATCGGCAAACTTAGGGCTCTTTGTTACAAACGTAACACCGGGCGTAACAAAATCAACGTCGCGCACAGTTGACTTTAGTGGGTCAAATGCTTCGATGTTTGGATTTGGACTGCCGTGATAAAAACCTGGAGTAAACTTTTTCTTGAACTCCTCAACAGCCGCCTTCATTTGTGCAGGTGTTAGCTTTGGCATTTAGCACTTCCACTTACGTAACGCTTTGTTGATACGTGAATCTGGATCGTTTGCTGTCTTGGATGATGTTAGCTTCTTCTTCATCCCGCCCATTCTGGCGCAGAATGACTTCTTACGTGAGCCGCCCTCTGGCTGTGGTGCCTTTAGCTCGCCGCCAGTCTCACGCTTGTACGACGCGCGCCCCAGTGCGTTCAAGCCACCCGACGGGCTCTTGCCCTCAGAACGTTGCCATGCTGGTGTTGTAGAGCCGCCTTTAGCGTATCCTAGTTCTTGTAACGAACGTATTAACTTCTCATCAATAATTTGCGATGGAATACCAACTGATTGACGATAGTTATAATCGGACAAAGGACGTCCGAGTTCTTTCATGGCTTTGGCTTCTAAGTCACGGAATAAAAACTCACGAGGCACAGGAGTAAATTGGTCTTCGCCTTTTTCTCCAATAATTAAATTCTTATATCCGGGGTGAACATCTGGTTTTAGTATTTGTGATTCTGCAGTAAATAATTGAGGACCAATAGCCCCTAACTCAGCCTCACGTAATGCTGGATCAATTGTTTCATCTAAGTGTCTTTGTAGATCAAGTGCTCCAATTCGCTTTTGACCCATAACGTCAGCGACCGCACCACGACGCTTAAACGCATTTGCAAACTCTAAAAACTCTTTGCTAGTAATATCAGGTGCGCCGGATAGTTCTTTCTTACCAGCCATTTTTGCGTTTAATGCTTCTATTTGTTGCGGCGTTACTTTACCAGAACGAATGTCTTCTAACAGTTCAGAGTACATTTTTTCAAACACTGGACGATTAGAGCGATGTGCTGTAGTGCTCATTAACATGGGAGAAACCACAGCACGATTTGAACCGCCAGCTTGGTTAACAGCATTCAATAGTCTATTAGCCGCACCGGGCGAATCCATCGCCCAGGTGTACTCTGGATGTAAATTAATAAATCCAGGACCACCGGAGAACCCCCCTGTCGCCTTGGTGCGATCAGCCATTGTGCCGAGTAGTGTTTGTCCTTCACGAGGTATCAAAACCTCAGATAATTTTTTAGTAACACTTTTTGCTTTACCTAATTTACCGCCTTCAGCTAAGTGCACTAGACCACCGGCGGCTTTTTTCTCTTCCTCTTCTTTTGAAGGATAGAATATATCTTTAACTTCTTTGCCACCCTGCACGGTTGGTACTAACAAAGATAACCCGGTACCAATTGCACGCAAAGGTTTAATGCGTGACTGGCTTAACGCACCACCAACTGTGCCAATGCCACTTAAAATAGCCCCACCGGTGTCGCCTTTTTCTATATCACTAATTGTTTTACCAGCCTCGGCACCCATGACACCCATGCCACCAATTCGTCTTGCGACACTTGGTTTACCTAGGCGTTCACTTGATATAATATTGGCCGCAGTTTTTTGTGGGAGAGATGGTTCGGCAGGTTGGTTTTCAATTCCAAGAAAACCCTTACGAATAGGAATTTGTGATCCACGAGATTGTACAGGTTTGCCTCGAGCAATTTCACTTTTTTTGTAAGCCTCTTCAAACGTAGCACCACCAACATTGGGTCCAGTAGTCTGTGTGGCTAACCATTTAGCTACTTTGTCACCGCGCGGTGTGCCCTTTGGCCCAGCAACTTTTTCTGCAACTTTAGTTGCTGTGGTATCAACAGCGGAACCTACAGCGGGGCCGGCAATAGCACCAAAAGTGCTACCAATAGCAGCGCCAGCCGCTGGATAAATCATATCACCAGAGCTGCTTTCTTCTTGGGCCTGCAATTGCCTAATGTAGTCCGCTAATTCTTTTGCGTCCTCTACATTACCGGCAGCGTCTGCCTTCTCAAATGCGTCTATGGCTTCTTGTAATTGTGGATTCATTACTGATATTTTTTCAATAGATTTTTTACGCGGTCTGATTTAATATCTGTTTTAGATGCTTTGCCTGGTGCTGCAGTCTTTTCTTCTGGGGGAACTTGAAGCGGATTATTATCTGTTATCTTCATACCTAAAATATCGCCAAGATCTTTATTGTGTTGAGCGATAATTGTCTTTCCTTCGTTTCGGAAAAACACATCAGGATCTGCATAGGTACCGGCACGATCTCTGTATTTAGCATATGCGTCTGCCATTTTCTTATCAAACTGTGCACGCTCAGCCATAACTTTTGACTGCATTAGCAAAATTTTTGCTGGATCTTTGGTTGATCCAACTGCTTGCTGTACTAATCTACGCTCGTTGTCTGATACGGCACCTTGTCCAGCTAGGTATACCTTGGCATACTCCAACTCTGCCTGTTTTAAATGTTTTTCAACACGTAAAAACTTTTCAATTTGTTGCGGAGAAGCCCCGGCTACCGTCAAGTTTCTTTCAAGATCACTAATACCAATTGTACCAAACTGACCAATACTTGCACCACTTTCAATTTGTTTTAAAATAAATGGTACCATACCCTGTTTAGATAGTTTACCAAATACGGCTTGCATGTCTTTGTCTTGTACAATAGAAAGAATATCATTGTACCTAGTTTCACGTTCACCAGCAGATTGACCAAGACGGTTTACTTCAGCAGCAAGTTTACCAACGTCTTTACCTAACTCTTTAGCTGCCTCTCCGGCACCTGTTTTTTCAACCTCTAATTGACCAACAGATTTACGTTCTACTTTTGGTTCAGATGGTGCACCAGTGGGCACAGCCTCTGCCTGTTTAGTAGATGCCTCAGTAGGTCTTTGTCCGGATTCAAATTGTGTAATAGCGTTAGATACAATCTTACGAGCCTCATCCGTATTTGGAATAGGTGCGGTTGGGTCGATGCCTAATTTACCAGCAATAAACTTAGCATAGTTGGCAGTTGACTCTGGGCTATTACCCGTAGCAGTTGACGGCGCCCATGTCTCGGCTAATAGTGACGGTGTCATAATGTTGGCATCTTCACCAAATCGCTGTCTAACTGCTGGGCTCTGACCACTGAGCTTTAATTTTAAGTCTTCGTCAAGGGCTTTTTGTCCAGCCTCTAACGTGTCAAACTTCAAAAACTCGCCGGTCTTAGTATCTCTTAAATTGCCAGGATTGTTGTTACGCACGCTTACAGGGCCCGCAGCAGGAGCAGCGGCAGGAGCAGCGGCAGGAGCAGCGGCAGGAGCAGCGGCAGGAGCAGCGGCAGGAGCAGCGGCAGCCGGTTTGGCTTCTGCGGGAACGGCGCCGGCAGGTGAGAAGCGATACTCTCTTCCATCTGGACCAATGTAACTTTGTGGAGCGTAGCCTTTCTCTTGAATGGTGCGCAAGAAAATATCACGTTGCTCGGGCGGCAATGTTTGTGCAAACGCAAGATTCTTCTGTAAGTCTGGGCGTTTTAATTCATGCTCAGATACTAATTTTTCAAATGCAGCAAAATCTCCACCAGCCAATGCTTTCTTAGCAATTGGTTGAATGTTTGGTGGCAACGAGTTCAACATGATTTCATACGGAGCTGTACCACCAGCGGCAGGAGCTGCGCCAGGTTGTTGTCCACCAGCACCGCCGCCGGTCAGACCATACATCTTAGCGGCGCGTTCTTGCGCGGCTTGGTTTGCTCTTACCGCGGCCATCTGACTACGGATGTCAAACAGTTCACGCTGTTCGCGCATCTTTTGTTCATCGCGTGCCAAAACATTTCGTGTTGGATCAATAGCGGCGTACGCCAGCGCGTCTTTTAATCCGCTGGTAAATAAATTTAATGGGCTCTCGCGCTCGTCAATGATGCGCTGCATGTTAGCCAAAATGCTTTGTGTTTGCGTTGGGTCTAACGCAACGTTTCCAGGAACAGAGAACCCACCCTTACTCTTTGGTGGGGTTACTATTCCGCCTAAACCGCTTTGAACTTGAGATTCTTCAGCCATGTTTTTTATCAATCAATCATATGAAAAGTAATCAGACCAATCAGGATAATCTGTTGGGGGCACAAATGTATCAACGGCGGGAACGCCTCCACCATAATTAAATATGTCATACAGTTGTTGTTCTGTTATGCCATCTACATCAACATCACCTGGATCAACACCCTGTGCCGCTGCAATTTGATTTAGTTGTTCGGGTGTAAATGAGCTACTGCCACCTAAAAACTTACCAATATCTTTAAATGCGGTTGATAGTCCACCTTTAACGCCTAGATTTTCTAATAGCTTATTCGCACCAGCCGCGCCTCCACCTAATGCGCTGGCGATTGCGGTGATCTGGCTAAGTGGTGACATCTGCACGTCGCTGGTTACTGTTGTTGGTACAGTCACACCAGACAATATTTTACCTAAATTAGCAACGTTAGTAAACGGCGCGAGCTGTTGAGCCTGACCAACGTTCATCGCGTTACTAATTCCTTGCTGCGCCACGTTACCTAAATTAGCTGCGCCGCTAACACCTGTCGCTTGGTTCTTTAGGAACGCGTCCATTTGATTAGCAAACAACTGTGACGCTGCGTCGGCCTTTGCCTTATTAACGGCGGTTTCGCCACGCAGGCTACCAAAGTTACCAGAGGCAATTGAGGATCCCAGTACCGGTGCCGTAATGTTTGGTAGCAATTGCTCAAGCTGTTGGTTTTGCGCTTGAAATAAACCACCCATGGCAGTTGACGTATTAGGAGTTACTTGACCGGTTGGAGAGGTGATCCAAGGGTTGGCCGCGCCAGATGAAATGCTTTGGAGAGTGTTTTGAGCTTGTGTAAATGGATTAGACGGGCCGGGTTGCAGTGTATTAATGGCGCCCTGAGCTACCGTGCCACTTAACTGAGGCGCGGCCCCATAGGCGGTGGTTGCCTGGTTGACTAGGTTCTGTTGGGCGGTGTCGTACCACGATGGCATCGTGGTCTGTTGCACGCCCTTGTTGGCTATAAAATTGGAAAGTCCTGCCATAATTATCTCGCTTTACGTTTTGCTTCTAACAAATAACCAAGTGGGCCTTTACTATCAGGCGGAAGTTCGCGTGAGTCTGCGTTACGTTTATGCTCACGAATTACCTGCAAAAATTCATCTAATAGATGGGCACCACTGTCGTTACTTCCATTACCAAGACTAGATACAACATCGGCCGGTATTACAAACTCACCGTTGGCTAACATGGCCGGCACGTCATCGCTTGTGCCGTCACCGTCGCCTTTTACATATCTGTTTTGTAGTCCACCCTCACTAAAGAACTCTGGATTGTGTCCTTCAATAGATCCACCGTCGGCGTATGCGGCTGGTGTGTTCCAATATTTTTGTAAACCAAAGTCAGATTTACCTCGGATTAAATTTGGTTTTAGTTTTGTTAATCCGGTTACGGTATCTTGGTAATTAGTGTCGGTGTATGAATCTACATTGCTACCATCAGCATAGTTTTGTATATAACCACCTTCGGCGGCACGAACCGGCGACAGTGGTGAGTTAAATTGGTCTATGTTTAGGTCAATTGGTTGGCCACGAACAATTCCAGCGGTTAAATTTGGTATACCAAAATTTGATAAGCCGCCTTGGTCTGATGTGGTTGTTGGCATCGTGTATTGACCCAAACCTGGCGCGTTTCTTGCAACCATCGTTCCACCAACACCGCTTAGCATATTATATACTTGGCGCGCCCTGTTGGCCGCCTTTAATGCTTCTTGTGCGCTTGGTAGCGATGTATCACCACGATCCCACGACGTTGAGCTACCAGATGGTACATCGGTATTTCTCGCCTGCTCTTGAAGATCTTGCTCTACATATTGTGAATCGCCGGGGTACTGTGCTAAACCGCCCTCGTCTATTGGTTCATTTAATAAATACTCACCGTCGGGTGTGTCAACGTATGGGGCATCAAGATCAATGTCAGCATTTAAGCTAGGTAAACCACCTTGATCTATTGACTCGTTTAATAAATACTCCCCGTCTGGCATGTCTACATATGGCGCATCAAGGTTCATGTCAGCACTTAAACCAGAGCCAGCACCTGCACCAGCGGCACCAGCGGCATTTGCGTAACCTTCCGCACCGGCGGTAATGTCGGCGTCCCAATTTGGGATACCGCTATCAGAGAATCCACCCTTGCCAATATAAGAACCAGCGGCAGCCAAAGCCGCGCTCTTTAAAATATCTTCTGGGTCTCTGCCCTGGACGACTCCAGAGGTTGCGCTTGTTGCGGCAGCTAATGCGGCGGCTTGTCCAGCGGTTAACGCGGCTCCTGTTACATAGGGGGCAGCATATGGAACGGCAACAGAGGCAACGGTTGTCCAACCGCCAGGAATTGTATCACCTACAAATTCATCAACGTCTGCCAATACATCGCCCGCACCTTGAACCACATCGCTTACCGCATCACCCACTGAGCTAACGGCGTTTTCAACAATCTCAACAGGATTCCAAGAACCGCCGCCACCATAAAGTTTTATGTGTCGATTGCCGCAGTGCTCAAAAGCACCAAGCGGGAGCATTGTCTCCAGGTGATATCTCATACCCGCGCCATCCAGTTAAATTCGGGACGGTCAGAGTTTTCAACGGGAACACCTAACCGTTTGAGCATCTCTATAATTTCAATATTATCAGCTTTTCCATAGACCGCTTCAATGTCTGATGCTTTAATTTTATCTACGAAATATTTAATAGACCGGGCTAAAGTTAACGGCGTGTCTTCTGTAAATAAATGCAACTCCATTGCATGACCTTCAAGTTCTTTTAGAACAAGAACAGAATCATTTTTTTGAAGCATGACGGCAACTCCCGCTTCAAGATGTTTTCTTAAAGAAACAAGAAGTGTATTGGGGTCAAGGTTGCGCTCAATGGCGTCAGCTTTAATAATCTCTGTTGGGGTCATTTTTTAGATGTGACAAAGTAGCCGTGGGTCAGCAAGGCTACTGTTGTTTATTCAAATTATTAGGCTGCTGCTTTTTCTTGGGCGCGTTTTGCTAAGGTCTCTTCGACAACCTTGGCAAACTCAGGGTTTACTGAGTTAGGATCCCGTGCGTGTTTTGCCATAATGGCATCGGCCGCAGCTTTGTCGTTTAGATATTTCATGGTTTGTTGGCCGTGCATACTATCTCCTTGGGTTAAATGCTTCTACTTATACTAATGCAAATATATGGTCTTTATCGCCCTAAATCAAGTGGTTGGACCATTTAAAATAAAACTAAGAGCCGAGGCCCACTCCTGCCAGGTCTCAAACGCCTCTGGGTCTGGCACGGGGTAGCTTTCAAACGTGGTAAGCTGGCTAATGTTTTTAGCAACCTGTTTCCAGTTTTCTTCAATGTCGTACATAATTGGCTCTTCGCCAAAGTAATGTAAGAAGTTACCGTTCCAATCTTCCCAAGACATATACTCTGGGTTGATTGGGAAGAATGTTTGGATACTCACGGACGCTCGTCGCCGTACTCTGCCGTAATCAACAGGCGGCCCATTTGGAAGTCACCGTCGAGCACGTTGGACTCAAACTTTAACCTAACCTCACGATGCTCTACGCGCAGGTCAATCTTGCCGGTGTCTGGGTCAAAGTAAAATGGTCCAGAGGTTTCTGTATCTCCGCGGGCAAACTTACGGCCCAGGATAGTCATAGCCATCGTGCCGGACTGTACAAAATCTGGTTCAATACGTCTTAGGTGCATACGTCGGTTTACGCCGGTGGCGCTGTCTTGTGATGGTATCCCACCAACCCAGCTAATGTCGCAAGTCGTGATGCTAGATGTAATGGCAAACTCTTGGTTAAACGTAATTGCGTTTGTGCCAAACTCATGCTGCCAGAGTGGATATCCACCTTCAATATAATATATGTAATCGCCGGCTACTTGAATTGGGTCAAAGTTTTCTTCTACAGTGATTAACGTCACACCCTCTGGGTTTGTGGCGGTAATTGCTGAGGTAAACATAAAGACACTTGTCGTAATTTTATATACTACGGGCGTGCCTGTGTTTGTTAATGATATATAATCACCGGCACCAAAGGTAGCCGTAACGTCCCCGTTAACATATACTTGGTTATTATTTGCAACCGGTTCGCTTGGTGGGTTATCAATTACCTCAAACGGTATGCTAAATGTATTAATGTCTTCCCATCCGGCCCAGATAGGTGTTGGGAATACCTCGGTGGTGTATCCGCATGATCTACGTGATCCAGGCGCGCTTCCGGCGTCGTACCAGATTTTGTCTTTGACGTTGTATACAATTGCGTCGGTGCATTCTGTGGCATCGCCGCGGGGATAAAAAAACCAGATCTCATTATACCTAGGTACTTTGGTTGCCCATACCTTTTGGCGCTGTACAAAGTTGAGGTTATCAAATAGCCAGTTTACGTTTTTATCATTTGGCAGTACAGAGACCGCACCATTGTATAGGTAGAAACGGTCGACACCCATCCAGTAAAATATACCATCCATCTCAACAAAGCACGAGGATGATATGGTAGAGATCTGGCTAGAAATAATATCATAGCGCCAGTACAACGGAGCCGTGCCAGTAAATGAGACACGGATCAAACTATCGGTTGCCCAGAACAATCCAGATGGTGAGTTAGTACCGCCACGCACCGGTATACCCTTAACAATCTTAGACGAGGCCATGTTGACCTGGTTAGACGTTGGGCCATTCCAGTCGGTGATCGTTTGCTGATTGTATGTGGTTAAGTCTGCGTTTGTGTCAACGTTGTTGTTAGCAATAAAACCATCCGACCCATACACAAACGTGTAGGGATACAACACGCAAACACCACCATCTACTACGATTGGACGATAGGTTGGGTTTTGACCACCCGTATCAGCCAGTCCATAAAAATTCCATTCGTTCAGTGAGTCTGGTAAAAGTCCACCAGTTAATACCTGGGTCTGTATGGCGTTGTCAATGTTTACCAAATTACGGCCGGGGTGTGCTAATACCTGTAGTGACCCGCCCGCTGGCGAGTACTGTAAGTCAAACTGCCACAACAAAGTTGGATCTGGTGTAAACGTTACGTCATACAATGACACTGTTGTTGGTGTTCCTGCAATACTAGCGGCCGTTACAGTTACCGTTGTATTTGGTGCTAAATACGTTGCACTTACCACTGTAGTTGAAGTAGTAATGTCGTCGTCAAATATAACCGTCATTGCGGCGGGAAACGCTGCTGTTACGTCGCCAGCAATTACAAAGGTGCTAGTTGTATTTGATACCAACGTAAACGGTGAGTAGCCGGGTAAAATATTTACAGTAAGCGGACCACTGCCAACGCCAAACGTAGTGCCTGTTGTAAATGCTTCTAAACCATACTGGTTACCAACAAAAATGTAGTTAACTCCGTTAAAGGAGTTAGATATCATGCCTCTTGGTATGCCGGTAAACGTTGCAAACAACTCACGGTAGCCGCCCATTTTTCTGGGTGTGCCACGTTGAAAACGGCACCATTCTCCGTCACTAAACTCGCGTGACTCAAATACTGTGCCGTCTCGTTTTATGCCTGGCTGTACGCCAAGCGTGTAGACCAGATTATACTGATCTGGTAGCTTGTTTTCTCCAGCCATTAGAACGTCCCGCCACCAATTAATCCTGCGTTAAATGTTGCTGGTGTGGATACCTGTGGGTCTAATGTGTTAGTGTTATCAATATCTAACATTAATACGGAGTTGGCAGAAAACCCTAAATTATTGGTACCAACCAAATACATACCAGTGTTTGTATCACTTGTAAAAGAAAAAGATGGAGCTGCGGCAGAGCCGTTGTCTGCATAGTAAACGCCAACAGTTGTCTGGCTAATAACATATAGCTGGTTACCATCACTGAGCGCCAAAATAACACCACCATTACTTAATGCAATAGGTGTCTGTAAGCTACCAGAGATTTGGAACGTGACATTGTATCCTGGCTGACCTGTATTGTTTACCAACACATACAACTGTGTGGTGGCTGGTAACGTAACATCTAAATCAACCGCACGGGTGCCAGCCAACGCAACGTATGTCTGAATAATTGGTGCGTATGATACTAAGCTAAATGTGTTACCAACAATAGAGTCTACGTCATACGTTGCAGATGTGAACGTTACATTTGATGGTACCGACAAACCAACCGTAAAGAAGTTACCAGAGGATTCTTGGAAGACAATAAAACCAGACTCTGCGGGGTTAACGGTGATAGTGGCTAAACTGTCAATTGTTGAAGTGCCTTGTGGCGTGATTGTAATCGCACCAGTTCCGTTATTTCTAAACGCAATATACCAACCAGTAGTTAAACTAGCCGCCGTTGGTAGTGTAAATGTGCCATTGCCGCCCGTCCAAACAAATGTAGCGGCACGGCTTGCGTCTGTAATTGATGGTGTTGACGATACTTCTACAATGTTTTGTGTAGTGTTTAATTTGCCAGATAGCGCAACTAAACCGTTTCCAGCTAACGAAGCGGCATCGGCGGATGATGTGCCAGCGCCAAAGGTTACATTTTGCCAGACACCGGCTGAGGTGGAGTTATCCGATAGATAAAAATATTTAGACACTCCTGCGGGGATTGACACAGATCCTGTACCAGCAAAGTCTTGTACAGTAAATGCTACGCCACCAAAGTTACGAATTAAGATATCCGCGCCGGTGGTTCCCTGATTTCCCTCAGGCAGGGAGATAACTAAACCAGAAGTAGACGGCGTGCAGTCAATAATACGGGCGGCTGGTACCTGCTGTGGATTAACAACGGCAGGCCAGTAAAGCTGCACATTCGCACTGAAGTTAAGTTCGTAGTACGATACGTCCGTTGGCTGGACAACTGTTCCGGTAAACGGTGATGTATAAATTGGCATATATTATGGTTCCTGAACCGTAGTATTTCTATCAATACGACGCGAGTTGTCTTCTTTTTTCAACGCAGCTAATGACTCGGTGTAGTATGCTTTCCAAACCGGCAGCTTGTCCAACGCCTTTAAATAGCCTTGGGCCTGTAGTAAGGTACCAAACAACATCGCCTGCGGGCACTCGCGCGTGAACAAGTTAGTCTGGTTGCTTGTGTCAAGTGGCTGAATTAGGCTGTAGTAAATAATTTCTACAGGATAATCTTGGTCTGGTTTTGGTGCAAAGTTCCAGTTGTTGTAGTCATACTCACCGTAATACTTTGGTTGACCATTACTTGACTCAGATTGGTACTGTGCAATATAATCCTGTGAGCGCAACAATATGGGCGCGCCGTTTACTTTCATTGAAACGGTTTTGCGCCAGCGTGCTGGTTTAGCTAGTACATCTTGGTTAGTTGCCAAAGTAGTTTCTACTACGGTTAATTGTAGTAGTGACTTTAACTCGGCGGCAATCGCTGCCTCAGCCAATCCAATTAGGCTGGGGATCTGTGCAACAAACCCAGGGTCATCACGTTCCATGTAACGCTGGACGTCATCCACCAAGTTGTCGTAGGTCATTACGTATGCGCCGCTCATCGTGTATAGTAGCTGTAGTTAGGTTGGAAGTAAATTGGCGACTTGTCGCGCTCTTCTTGTGCCGCGTCGTACTCTAATTGAGTGGCCATCTTTTCTAAGTACGCAATTCGTTGCAAATCAATCTGTGGTAACTGCATTGCTAGTTTGTGCGACAAGCTGGCCTGGATAGAACCAATCCAACGATTTGGCAGATATAGTTCATTTGTTAACGAACCAACGTCTGGCATCTGCGTCTCAACAATTAACTGAAACACTTGATAGTTATTGTTTGGCACGGGCCACAGGTACATGCGCGGCTCAACTAAACGGTCAAACCAATACTGCAGTGTTCGCTGGCTGGGGAATTGTTTATTGGGGAGGCTCCAGTAATCGTTACGGTTTAGTCTGGCCATAGGAATAACCTGCTGGCTCTGTGCGAACTGGATGGCACGCAACGAGAATGTTGCTAATGTGTTTCGGTTTTTTAATCTAAAGTAATAGAACTCTTGTGTGGCGTTTATGCTAAAGTATGCCCACTCACGGTCAGCCAGTGTGGTGGATGGGAACGACTCCCACACCGTCCAGTTTGTTCCGTCGTTACTGACCTCAAAGTCTAAAGTATAAGTTGCCGTTGTTCCGGGGCAGTACGCGTTAAATCCAACGTAAAACAATCGTGTCTGCGGGCTGTATGCAGCACCGAAGTAATTATCTACTAGCGTCGTAGTTGCAAAAAGATCTAGTGTGTCGTTTGCGTCTTGGTCAAACAAATTAACCACGTTTGGGTTTGATGCTGGCAATAATCCACTGTACGATGGATTTGTAATATAAACCCAGTTTGCCTCGCGCACGTCAATCGTGCTCTCGGGTAACGAAACCCATTGTGCATTTGTTGGAGCGCCGATGACTTTATTTTCTAAGAGCCACAGGTTAACGCCGCGGTTAGATAGGTTCTGTAAAATATAATACAGCGCCTGTTTACCGGCGTCAATATATTCAGGCGTTATCTCTTCTGCCGTTTTACCAGCATCACGATATGCGTACGAGATCAACTGATCTACGTTGATCTTGGTCTGGTTAATGGTACCAGAGTATGACATAAATTAACGTCCTCTGCCGGATGAGCGTTTAGTTACTTTTTGTGGGAGGTTTGGCTTTGCTTTGCCGGCCTTGATAAACTCTTTGCCAACCTTCTTAGGGATGCCAAGGGTTGACTTACCAGCGGCCGCTGCATACATCGCCTTCTGTTGCTGCTTAGACTCTATTGGCATATTAGCAAGCCTTTCCGCCGCGTTTTTTACCGGTTAGTTTACGGTACTTTGCCTCGTAGCTAGATGGGTCTTTTTCAGCAATTCTTTTTTCTTGTTCGGCGGCTTCTTTGTTTTGCTCTGGTGTACCCATCACGTTTTCGTATAGTTTTTTACCGACGGCTTTAATATTGTCTACAATACCGCCGTCAGCATACTTTTTTACTTCACCGCCTTTTTTAGCGTAGCCCATCTTGTTACGGACGTTGGTTGGGAGTTTGGCCAGGCCAGGGTTCTCTTCTGCGTCGACAGATTTTAACGAGCCGCCCTCAGCACACTTTTTTGCGTAGCCACCCTTCTTCATCATTGGGGGCATCGCACCCATGTCTGGCGCTGGCTCGGCAATGTTTGACATCGCTGGCTTAATAGCCGCCTTAGATGGAGCTGCGGCTTTTTTGGGTTTGGATAGTTTAATTTTCTGGATGTCTTTAATGTCGCCAGAGTCTTTCTTCATACCAATCGAACCGCCCGCCTTGTAGCGACCAACGCAACCGCCGTCTTTCTTCTTCATGCGGCCACCCTTTTTGAGTTTGGCCAGGTCAGTCTTATCACCCTCGTGTGACTGCTTGTCGTGCATGGCAAACGCCTTTTTCACGACTTTTTTGTCTTGTGCAATGTCTTCGCTCATCTCTGACTTTTCAGAGTGGCGTGATTTATACTTTACAGCGCCACCTTCTTTGAAGCACTGCATCTTTGGTGAAGATTTAAAGCCGTCCATGTTGGTTCCTTCAGGTTAATGGTTCTATATCTACTAATGCAAAATAAGGGGCCTTTACGCCCCGGCCAAGAACAGCGAGCGCTCTATTTGTCTACGCTTTTTAAGGACCGGCGGGGTGCTCCAGTTAAGGAACGCGTCGCCTGCCTTGTGCACGTTGCCGTCGTTAAAGTGCTTGACGACCTCCGAGCGGGCCATGTTGTCCGGTCCAATGTTATGGCACAGGCTCATCAAGGCGTCGATCTGGTGCCTCTTAGGAGTGCTGTTTAAAGCCGATTCTAGGGCCGTAGAGCACTTTTCTAGGTCTCGGTGTAGGATACCTATCACCTCGGCCTCAGAAAGCTCCCTATGGAGCAAATGGGCGTCCTTTTGGCGTATTAGGTGCCCCACGCCAGTCGTCCACTTACCGCCGGCATCTTGGTAGGCGCGGTAGCGCTTTCCTTCAAAGTGTTCAATTAGTTCAACGGTTGAGTCAGCAACCCACTGGAATGGGGTGCTGGCCATGGCCCATTTAGCTAGGGGGTCGTGAAAACACACGCCCCAGACAAGCGCAATCGCGCAGGCGTACACCGCCAGGTGATGTCGTAACATAGAGTCTCCTCGTTAGTTTGCTATATACTAATGCAAATTTATGCTAAGAAAAGGCTCTTGTGCCTGTTTTGTCAATAATAAGCGCCTGCTTACGGGGTGCGGTGTCTTTAGTGTTTGGCACGCTGATATGCGTCCAGGAGCCAAACTCTTCAATAATCTGGTCAAATGGTATTCCTCCATCGATGCAGGCCTGTACGACCTGTTTGGGGGTCAATCCGGGGACTCTGATATCGGCGGCACAACCTATCCTATGCTGGCTAGTGTCCTTGCTACCGACAGAGTCGTTAACTGGCTTAGAGCGAAACGCTGAGTTTACAAGGATCGGCTTGTTAAGTAGCGATCTGACTTGTTCTAATAACTCTGCGGTGCGTACTAGGTTAGCCGTTTCGGTGGCGTTTGGGGTGTTGTCTAGCCCCTTGCGCTGTGCCACCTCGCTGGCGGTTAGTTCCTCTAGTGTAAAGTTAGGGCTTAGGTTCATTCTTGCCTTTCTTCATTTCCATTATCTTCTCCAGCGAACGTCCGCCGAAATAGAATGACATAATTAGCATGCCCCACTGGCCCAAGAGCTCAACATAATTGTTGTTGACCTCGATGTCTGCGGCGCTCATGGCGGCGAATATGGTGTACACAATCAATATAAAGATCAGCGTCAAGGGGCGGATGTTCTTAGACAGCCACGAGTCGCTTGCCATGTCGGCCTGCTGGCGCTTGGTTAGCTCTTGTGCCTCAATGTTGTCGGCGTTAAGCTCGGCCAGCCTGCCTTCTTGTTGCATTTTGAGAAGTTCTTGTTGTGCCTTGGCCTTAGCCTCTGGGTCTGGTATAAACTTGTCTAGGATTTTCATCCCAACGTCAACGATGGCGGTTAGTGGGAACATTATTTTTTGCCCCTTTCTTCAAGTAACTTGACCCGTACATGAAGATCGTGCAGTTCTTTGTACAGTTCTTCACGCATCTTAGCCCTGCGCTCGGCAGATATTGGGCTGTCTGTAGGCACGCCTTCGGTAGTAATTAGAGCGGGCATCTTGCCCTCAATCTGGGTTAGGCGGGTCTGAAATGAGGATACTTGACCGAGTAGCCATGCTATACAGGCTACCAAGATCGGGATCACCGCCTTCATAATGTCTTGCATGTTCATTTTAGTTTACCCCTTATGGCCCCACGTAAGGTACCAAGCAATGACACCAGCCGCGATAAAACAGTAGAGCTGAACTCTTTTAATTTCGTGTAGGTCTTTGTTAAACAGCTTTTCATTTTCTTTTTTCTCCTTTAAGAGACGCGCCTTGATGACCTGTATGTCATCCCACGCCTTGGGGCCGTAGTTTCGTGTTACCTCGGCCTTCATCTTTTGCTCGAGGCGCTTGACTTCCTCGATGATCTTGAACTCGTCAAACGCCTTTAGTATGGTCTGGTCGACGTGGACCTTTTGCGCCCTGATGCGCTCTTGGGCGCGTTGCTGGGCTAGGTCGGTTGCTTCTTTTTGTACGTTGGCGATGCTGGTAGATAACTCCTTGCTGACCCCGCGCGCGGAGTCAAGGGTGCTACCAAGAGATTTTGCTCCTTCTAAAAAGCCAAATTGGTCTGACATTATTCATTATTGTAGTTTTATGAGTAGGGCGATCATGGTCGCCACAATGAATCCCACCGACCCGACTAGGATCTGCTCGATGCGTTTTAGTCTGGCGTTGATGCCGGCGTAGCGCTCGGCGCAGACCGCCTCGTGGGCGGACAAGGCGGCCTCGTTTTTGTCAATTAGGTCGGACATTGTTTAGCCTTTGTGCTTGTTCAGCCTTAAATGTTTCGTATGCTTGGCGAACTTCGGGTGTCCATGCCGCATTGCAAATGTCTTGTACCTTCTGCTCTTGGTCGCTAATGTCCATATCAGGTTTTAATACCCAACGATGAAATGTGCGTGATACAAAGTCACCATCTCGTTCAATAACAGTAGCTTGGCGAACTTGGATAGTCCAACTACTTACAACTTCAATGCGGTCAATTTCAATTTTTTCTGTAAGAGCCATAATTAAGCCACCCGATAAGTTATAGAAATTGAATATCTGTAATTTGTTCCCCAACTAATAGCACCATTTGTGGAAGTCCAAATTGATGAGTTGCTAGTTCCACCATTTGCAACGCCAAAAAACCAATTTCCAGTAGCGTTTGTTTCTCTACAAGAACCTGTGTAATCTAAATTTGAATTATAAGCAACTTCAAATGGTAAATTTGTTATGGTTGCAGAACCGCTTGCTGATCCAGGATCTGTTAATTGAAAAACATAAGCAACTAAAACCATTTTTCCAATTTTTATGTATGTTCCAGTTGAAGTATAAGAAGTAATACTTCCACCGCCTGAATTAACTGTTGGTGTCCAAGTTCCTTCTTCATAATCATCTAATGTATTTGCATCAGTAGAAGCAGATTGAGTTGCTGGGAATGTAATACCAGCACCGCTTGTTGATGGGGTAGCACCGCCCACGCCTATAGTCGTTGCAACGATTGGAGTTGTTAATGTCGTGCTGGGAAGAATCATCCCGCCTTGTACTTGTGTCAAAGCCATTATGGAAGCTCCTTAATAAAATCGTCTGCTTGTTCTTGTGTCATCACATTCCCATCGGCATCTTGCAGTTCTGCACCAGCTAAGACTTCTTTTTTGAATGTTTGGTAGTCGGTGTTGGCTGGGTCAAAGGGAATGTATGCGTTGTCAGCAATACGCAATATTGCATTTGCATCTACTAGACCATTTGGTGTTTTTTGTTGTGGTAATAATTTATACATTTATAGCTCCGCACTTGCTCTAATTGTTACATTTCCATTTGGGTATAACCAAGTAGTATTACCTTGCACAAAAGATGCTGAATAAGATCCCCCTGATATTACAAAATTATTTACGCTAGGATTATTAACTGCATGAGTTCCTGTTGATGCTGGATAACTACCAGAGCTTGTTAAAAATGATATTGTTCCTGATGTTTGTCCAGCGGAGGGTAAAGTAATCGTTGGATTTGAACGCATTGTTTGTAACAAAATTATTGTACATTCTTGATTAGTTGTTGTAGTGCATAAACCAACAGCCAGTATTGAGTTAGCAGTATAAGCAATGGATTGATAATAGCGTTGGCAAAGCATTAATTCAGTTCCATAAGGTCTGTAATCAAAGCTAGTAGCTGTAGAGCCTACCTCTAGCTGAACTCCTGTGATGTAGAAGGTTGCTCCGTTTGTTCCTACTACGGATGTTGAGCCTGTTGCTTGGAAAGCAACACTTGATGTCCAAGCACCGCCAGTTGTGGTGTATGTAGAACCTGATCCTAATGAAAACGCAACAAAAACAAAAGCAGTGTTTGATACTGTCCAAGTTCCGCTAGTTGGACCAGTGATAGGTACTGTGATATATGTCCAAGTATTAGCAGAAGAAATTGTATAACTAAATGGGAAGTTATATGTAGCTCCGCTGTTTTGTAATGCACCACCAAAAGTGCCTGTTAAGCTAGAGCGAACCCAAAATGACAAGGAAACCGATTTAGCATTTGCTGTGCCCCATGCCAAATCTGACATGTTTAAACCTTCAACTATTTGTTGAAAGCCAAAATAATCAGAAGCCCCAACTGAATACGCAGAAGATGAAGTGCACCCTAAATAGTTAGTAAACCCCACTGGTGGAGTTACAGAGCCTTGATTTTGTTGTAATGTAAATTTAGATGCTTGAGAACCATACATTACCCATCTATCTAATGTATAGACACTGCCAGCGGTGTTGGTTACTTGAGCACCAGCATTACGCTGGTCAATCACCATCGCACCATTGATGATTCTATTTTTGAAACCCTGAGATACCCCTGTTGAGGCTTGTTGGGCTAAGGCTACGGCTTGTGTCATTCTGTTGCTCCTAACT